CTAAATCTTCCCACTTCTGGGTTTGATGTTCCCATTTTAAATGAGATGCTTCAGCTCCACTCCAACCTATATCATATATAGCTTGCATAACTGTAGTAGCTGCTAACCTTAATGCACCTAACATTATTTTAGGGCCAGCATATTAGTTGCTGTCGTATTGGTTGCTTTAATACCGCTAAATTTTACAGGGAGTATTTGACCACTTGCTAAATTTTTAAAGGTAGCATCGCTACCAGACTGTAAAGTCAGCACAACATCTCCACCAACCCCAACATACAAAGCTGTATGCGAATCTGATAATGTTTGATTTCCTGTGGATCCGCTACCGCCATTAATTGCTGTAACTGCAGTCGCACTCTCGTAAATCATTTGATTGAGAGATTCTACTACTGAATATTTATTTATAGTACTTGCCATCTTGTTTCTCCTTGTGATGCCTTACCGAGCTTGACACTTCTCATGGGCACATCGGTTTATGTAAAATCTGGGAACGCTACTGAGCGACTTCCTCCTGTCTTATCTCGTTTTCTCATACCATTTTTCTTAACAGACTCTTGGAACTTAGCATCGTGTATCTGAGACAAGTTTAAACTTACAGTTGCGAGGTTACCGTCACTAACTGTACCAGCCCTGTCTCTATATAAGGATGCCTTAACATAATCTATAATAGAATTATGAAAAACATTATCAACGTCAGGTGTATCTGTAATAGCACTAACAGCATTGGGTTCTCCGTAGTAATGTATTAAAACCCCATTAGTTACCGCTTCATCAATAGGCTTAAACTGGCCTTCTAACGAATGAGTGGTTCCCGTATTTTCGCCACGGGTTGTAACCACTGCTAGGTGATCTCCCTTAATAAAGTAAGAGATATATTGCTCAGGATACTTGTAAGTACTGGCCATTAATCTATATCCATTGTTTGTATTTCTCCATTTAGCAAGCGTGAAATTTTAACATAGTCACCACTAGCATCCATGAAATCTACTCTAAAAACCTTATTAACTTCAATACCTGAGTTGCTATCACTTAAAGTATACCACTGTTGATCTTTAACAGCGTTAGTCTTGGCGTATTCTACCTTTGTAGAGTAATTACCTATCTCAACCAATGCTTCATTAATTAAATTAATAATATAATTTTCAGGAGCATCAGGGAATACCTGTCTTATTCTTGATATCATTTTCTTTACGGTTAAGCTATGTACGGCCATTATTCTCCCTCACTCCAGAATTGAGTACTGTCTTCCCAGTTTCTTGTTGTATAACTTTGCCAGAATCCCTTTACTAACCAACTGATAGAGCTTGGTAAACTAACTGACGTAAACGAAGGTGATGTGTTTAAAGATACCAATGTAGAAGATGGTGATGTGTTCAACGTAACTAAAGTCGATGAAGGGGATGTATTTAAACTAACCCCAGTAAAAGAAGGGGAGGTGTTTAGGGTTACTAAAGTCTTAGACATTAAGAACCTCTCATAATCTGAATACCCTTATCGTAATCAGCTTGTAATTTAGCTTGTTGTTTTTCATAAAAAGTGTATTGCTCTCTGTCTACTTGCATTCTAGATTGAATCTCATTTCCATATCCTTGAGCTATTGCAATTTTAGCTTGAACTTGATTAGAGAATCCTTGTGCTGTGGCTACATAAGACTGAGCGGTATTAATGTAGGACTGGACAGCTTTTGTTTTTGCACTTGCAAAGTTATCTCTAGCATTAACTTCAGTTGCATAACCTTGAGCTTGTGCTATTCTAGCTTGGGCCTCTTGTAGATAAGCATTACCTGATTTAATGATACTGTCCGCTTCTTGTAAGTATGCATTTCCAGAAGCTATTCGAGACTGAGCTTCTTCTCTTTTTGATTGAGCTTGTTGTAATCTTGACTGTACCTCAGTAGCATAACCATTTGCTTCTGATAAGGCCGCATTAACTTCTTTAACCCTCATATCTCCAATTGCTGTCCATTCAGAAAGGTGTGCCTGAGCTCTTCTTATTTCAGATTGAGCAATATTTACAGCTGAAGCAGCCAATTCTATATCTTCATTAGCTTGAGCACCATAAGCATCTGTAGTTGCAGAGGGTTCATTACCATTGATAAGATCCTCAGCATCATCTAAGGCTGCTTTTACCCTTGTAAGTTGAGAATCGTCAGTTAAAAACGTAGACTCATCTCCAAACACAGAGTCACTATTTACTGTTAAAAATTTTCCTGCAGCTACTGCAGCTTGATCTACCGCTGCTTTTAATAGTACTAAAGCCGCATTCACATCTCCTTCGGTATCTGTTTCTCCAATAGCCAGTAAGGGACTTATCTTTTCAAATTCTGTAAACGCATCCGTAATAGGAGAGTCTTTACTTCCTGAAACCTGAGTAGAGACTTCATCAAATTCGTCATTTGCTAAATCTATAATATCATCAACCTTATCTAGCTCTGTTTTAATAGCCCCTACAGCAACATTAAATGCAGAGCTTCCAGAGGCGGAGTCTGTTAAAACTGCTATCTCAGCTGCCTCTGCCTTTGCAATAACTATCTCTGCTTTGGCTAATACTAAATCAGCATTTACGCTATCGCACACGGCCTGAGTTTCATCTAATTCTGCCTTCATAGCTGAAAATGCAGTGGTCACACTTGAATTAGTACTACGACTACCTAAGACATTTTGTAATGATTTTACAGATGCATACAAAGGAACTAAATATTCATACTCATCTGGAAAACTTCCAATTGCAGAGTCTCCAAAAACCACCGCACGATTATTAACCTCTAAATACTTACAAGCACCAGAGGTTGGCAGTGCATTTAATTTTCCATCATAGATGTAATAAACAGGGTCGCTTACTGTTGCTGCCATCATGTCATCACTATCAGAAACCCTTCCTCGTAAAGATGCCGGTATTTTTCGACAAGGTTGCTCAACACTTGACCCATCTCTGCGAGTAACAGATAAGACTTGAGCAGAAGTCAATGTTTCAGACTCACTTCCTACTGCGGTACTTGTAAAAGTATCTTCAGTAGCACAAAATTCTTTTAATGTTCTTGGCATAGAATTTATGACTTCCATAGTCCCATCCGTTAAAAACTGACTTAATTCAGTTAGGGTTGGTTCACTACTACCGGTAATTGCCAAACTTGTTAATGCTTCTACTTGTTCTTCAAATGTTGCCATGTTATGCTCTTCTTACCTTACCTGCTACTTTCTTAGAGTACTTTGCTTTTTGCTTTCCCTTTGCAGAGGCTGCTTTTTTCTTTCTATTTGTAGATGCTTTTTCGCTTTTAGTTAAACTCTTCCTAACAGATTCAGGTAGATAACGTCCTCGTTTTTTTTTAGGTTTTTTCTCATCACCTTTACTCACATAGTCCCATTTTTGCTTAGACCACTTTGACAGTTTATTCTCTGATGACTTCTTACCTTTGTATCCACCACCTGCTTTTTTGTAACGAGCTGTAGCTAACTGAGCTTTTCTCGCACTCCACTGCCCAGCATTTCCACCCTTACTACCAGCTTTAACACTAGCAACAATGCGTTTCCACATAGCTCCTTTTGTTTTTTCTGCTGATGCCATTATTTTTTCTTTCTTGCTACTACTTTTGCTTTCTTGCTTAATTCTTTAAAGTGGAAAAGCTTTTTTGAAGTTTTTGAATGAGTCTTTCCTGTATGTAGTTGACCATTCTTCATTTTATGTGAACCGCCTTTCCAATCCTTACCATCTATTGTATAATGCTTAACACCTTTCATAATGACTCCTTTACCATTTTACTTTATTAGCCCAATAAGCTGCTGACATTTTACCTTTTGCTATATTCTTTCCATGCCTAGCTTTAAAAGATTTTCTTTTTGCTTTCATTCTAGCAGACTCGCCTGCTTTTGGCTTACCGGCTGTACTTGCACCCTGTTCGCCAAATCTAATTGTTTTAACCTTGTCACCTACCTTAGCAACTACCACATGAGATTTTTTAGGATGACTTGGGGTTCTTTTTGGTTTATTAAAACCACTGACTCCAGCCCTAGCCAATCTTGAATCTTTTTTCTTAGGCATAAATTCTTTTATTCATTTGTTTAGTATTCTCATCTATAGACTGAACAGAGACTTCTACATCTGTTCGCTTACCCATAGCAGAAATTGTCCACATATTAGTTGTGAACTTAGGCTTAGAAGCTTGTTTTCCACAAGATCTACAGTGAAACCATTGTTCTTTATTTTCTTTATTACAATGTATACATTTATTCATAATTTTTCCTTTTAGGTTTTGAGGGTCGTCTTTTATTGACAACCCTCACAGTACCTATTACTGTTATCTTTATTTATTCAGATTAAGAACTAAAGGCGATCGTACCTGTTGCACCATTACCCTTAAGGACTCCGTTGACTTTCACCATCCATTTTCCAGCATTCTTGCAATAAAGCATATAGGAACTTCCTATTTGCCCCCAACCACCATTTGTGGCTGCAGGAGTTATTGTTAGAATATCGTCTGTTGCTACAGAAGAATCTTGCTGTGCAGGTATTCCAGTACCTATATGAACTTCTTGATAAGGCTCAAACACATCACCACTAACCGCACTAATAGTCATAGCGTTAGCGGCATCAGCATCTGCTACCTGAATCCAAGAAATAAAAGTACCTACATTTGCTGCTGGGAGAGCAATAGCAGAAGTTGCATCTGATGTCCATGAAGAGACATATTCATGATTAGCCAATAAGGTTATACCAGCATCAACTACAGCATCAGCAACAGCTAAAGAGGTGACATGACCTCTAGCAACTAAATCCTGCCATCTACCCGAAGCAAAAGAGCTGTCTTTGTCATAAACAGGACTGTTAAAGTCCCCAAATGAACTACTATTTGAATTAATTACACTTGTCTTACTCATAATTTACTCCTATAGCCCTTCTACGTTGTACAGAGCATGAGACTCAGAAAGAGTTACTTCAAGACCAGCTTCGGTCAAGATCATATCTTTTCTTAAATCTTCGTCTGCGGATTGTACATTAGTCATCACTTGAGTATCTCGATTGATTCCATTACCTACTAGCGGCCTATAAGCAACTTGGCTCATATCTGCCATCAGCATAAAACCTGAAGATATTCCTCTAAACAGCGGCTCCTTAACAAGGTTTAAACGACCATGTATGGTATCAATAACCATAATAGAATGACCGAAAGCACCATCTCTTGTAGACATATTTTGTTGAAAAGGAGTGACATTCGTTGTGCCGGGTTGCAACGACTCATATAAGAAGTTACCATCGCCCAACTTGTTAAAGAATGTAATCACTGGAAGTGAGCACATAACTAACTTATCAGAAGAACCGCCACGAGCAGGATCAAAAATAACTTCAAGATCACCAAGTAATCTATCGTAAGTTAAACCCGCTTGAGTAACACTTCTGTAATAAGAACTACCAGAAGAATATGAAAAATCAGTAGTATCTGTTGTTTGTGGGGATACATTTTTTAAAATATGCCCTACAATACCTTCAGTATACTGAATTCCACCTGATCTAGCTTTTTGACCGAAGAGCATAGCTCTTTCAATATCGATCTTATGTTCTCTTAACTTGTCTGCCCAAATACGACTCCACTCATCAGCATAACCTCTATACCTTGTAGCGTAAGCTGTATTCGTCATTTCTGCAGCTGTTTTAAAGATTTGAGTATATCCAAATCCATCTTCTAGCTCGCTTGAAAAAACGTCAGGAGAGGCTGAACCTTCTTCAAATGATGTACCAATTATCTGAGCATCATCATTATCACTAAGAACATTAAAGCCCGTTCCAATATTTGCAGATATGTTAACTATCTTACCTTGAAAAGACGAAGTGCCTGCACTTGCATCGTGAGTTACAGCACCTTCTACTCTTACTAAGACTTGCGAGTAACCAGCAGTACTGTCTAACGAATTTACAGCAAAGACCATTCCTTTTAATAGGTAGTCTACAGTAGCTCCTCCAGCCGTATCTACGACAAAACCATACTGAGAATTTTCAGCAACAGCCGCACCACTATTAACGGCAGCAGCAAGCTTAAAAGACCTGTCTGTAAAGTTTATTTTATTTCTGTTCTCCAAGTATCTAAATACTGAGTCATCAGTAGGTGACTTTGCAACCTTAGAAAGGTAGACAAAAAACGGAGATTCCTCAGGTGCTAACTCAGCAACTCGGTCTCCGAAATTAAATAACCGTCTACGATCAGGGGCTTGTCCTATACTGTCAGGATTAGAAGTACTTGCAGTTATATCACTGGACTTTAAAGTTCCAGAATTATATGATATAGCCATTTATTTTACCTCTTTGATTTTATTTATTGTTTAAGGTAAACGACTACCGCTGCCCGTTCCTAAAACCATATCCCATACTTTTTCATTATCATTTTTAGGGGATACTGCAGATTGTCCTTGAAGAACACCAGCAGTTCTAGGAGCTTGCTTGGCTGCGTTTACCGCTTCCATTGTATCGTTGTTTGCAACTGATTGTCCGTTTTGCATCTGATAAAGCTTAACTAAGTTATTTAACCCTACCGCTTCTTTTGGTTGAGTTGTGAACTGTAGAAATCCATTAATGTCATTATCTGACATTTTGTATTTATTTCTAAGCTCATTTACCGTGTTATTCATTTGCATATCGGCTTGAACCTGTTGCTTTTGTTTTGCTAGTTCAGTCTGTAATCTTTGATCCACCATCGATTGTATCTTCGTATTGACATACTTTCCTGAATCTGAATTACCGTCTGTAAAAGCATCCCAAGGATTAAAATCATCCTTTACTACTTTAGGCGGTTCCGGTTGTGGATTTGGGTTAGCTATACCGTCTTCAAGCGTCTTTACAAGATCTGGTCTCTGCTCCAATAGTTGTAAGATCTGAGCTCCTTGCTGAAGTTTTGAATTTTCAGTTTGTGCTCTATCATACATCGACTGAAACTTTTTAGCTTCAGCTTCATAATCAATTGAAGTAGTCATTTCCTGTACGGGCTCTTGATTTTCTAATGAGCTTTCAGGCCCATCTTGTTGACTAACGATATCTTCCACGAATCCTTCGTTTGATACTACCTTTTCGTTTTGGACATTTGCTTCCTGTTGTTCCAGTGTAGACATAAACTCTCCTTTTTTAGATGTCTCTTTGTTAGGCTTTAGGAGTTGAACTAGCTTTTGTCTGAACTTGTTTCAGATTACTTGCTAATTTCTCCACCTCGAGCTTCACCTCGTTTTCTAGTTTGCTACGTTGCACTCTTCTATCTGCTTTAGATTCAGAAGACACTTCGGAAAGTCTTGTTTTAAACTTCTCAACTTCCACTCGTTTCCTGTCACTAACAGATTCTCTCTGTGCTGTCTGCAAGTCACCTTGCAAATTCTTTAACTGCTCTTCAAGTCCTTGTATCTGAGACATCATCTGTTGCTTTTCATCTGTCCTTCTCATAATACCTTCCTTGTCAAATAATTCTGGATTCTTTTTTAATACCTCATACTTATCTACAATGCCCATTTGAAATGCTTCTAAGTACACAGCAAGTTCTGCATACTTATTTGAAGGCATAGTCGAACCCGGTTCAATTCTTATGTCATGTTGATCTAAAACGTGTTTGTCCTTCTTAAGATCTAACACAGCTCCACTGACATCAGTGTAAAAATTAGCCATAACCTCAGTAACATTATTGTTGGGTTGGGCTATTCTAAAAATCTTTTTATATGTGTAGTGTCCTTTAGATAAATTATAAAGAATACGACCTAGCTTATTAATACTAAACTCAATATCTCTTAACTTAGACTTAGGTCTTTCACTTCCTAATGAAATCATTCTTTCTGTAGCTCGAACTGTTTCAGGAGCTTTTTCAGCAAAGCCATGCATCATTTCTGGTAATCCAAATATAAAATCAATATAAAACTCTGACTGCTGAATAAGTCTGTAAAACTCACCCGCTAAAGGTTGAGGAGATGGATAATGAGGTTCTCCTTGTGAAGAATCTACTTCTATAACCGCATTAGGATTAGCCCAGTCTTTTTCTAATTGAGATAAGTCTTCAACACTACCCAAAGGAACCAAAAGTTTTAGCCCTGCTGAGGCTTGTGCATGGGATAAAGCTAGAGACCATAGTTTATTTAACAGTCTTTGCATAGGTCGTGCTCTAGACACATCACTCTTTGGATAAGGCGTTCCTGTCCAGATATTTGGGAGAGGTATAATTGGGTACTCGTCTGTATTTAAAATGTTTTCATATAAAACAACCTCGCCTAAAGAAGCACACACTTTTACCCTTGTCTGTAAAACTTCTATAGCGGTATACATTTGAATATCAAAAGCTTCTTTGTTCTCATTGTAAAACAAGCTGTACTCTTCCTGAGATAAAATATCTTCCTCTTGGTTCTGCATATTAATTACTCTGTAATAAGGAACCTTTACTTTATAAAACCTTTCTAATACTTGATACTTTCTAACCTCAAAATAATCTTTATTCTTAACTTCTGCCGGAGTAAATATAGACATAGAGTTTTTGTTTTGAGAAGACGGATAGTCTTCATCATCATAAGTATACCCAGAAATATCTTTTATAATACCCGGTATAGTCTCTCCTGTTGTTGGATCAAGCCGATCACCTAATTCAGGGTAGAGGTTAACGACTTGTTCACCTGTTAAGATGGTGGAAAGGATAATACCATCTGAGTCGCTAAACCAACGATTTCTAGAGCTAGGGGATGCGTAAACTCTAAAGGGATCTACATATGTGAACTTAACGTCACCTCTACCGAAATCTGATTCTCTATCAATGTAAGCATATAAATAACCCATGCCAGTTGTTGCATAGTCTTGTATCGCTTGTTTCATCTGCCAGTCGCCATCTGACTTTTCCCAAACATATCCAAGGATACTTCTCCAAAGTGTGGCTACCTGAACATCAGAGTCTTCTCTAGGAATGACTGTAAATGCAGGTGCCCTTGAAGTTAGAACGGCTTTAAATTTTTCAATAGCTGCAGACACCCTATCCATAGGTATGTCAGCTTGATTGCGAGAGGATAGCTCATCAGATTCATCACTTGTAAAATGATTCCCTAAATAAAAGTCAATGTCTTTACGAGCTTCAGTATCCCATTCAGATCGAGCATCTCTCCACTGCCTATGCAGTTCTTCGTTGTATAGAGCTCTTTTATCTTTTTCCATATATTACTGTTCTCTATTAATTGGAAACTTCATAATTTCTGATAATTTATTTTGTTTAGACCCGTATGTAGCTTCAGGAAAATTCATATCGTTTATATTGCCAGAAGACTCAATAGCTTCTCCTTGACCTAATAAAGCTTTTATTTTAATAAGTCGTAAAGTTTTTACAGCTCTTTCTTTTATAGCATTATTAATGTCTTGTTGTATTTTTTCTTGTTGGGCTTTAAGCATTGTGGTAGGATTATCTCCAAAGAAAGGGCTAATCATTCCTGTTCCAGCACCTGTTGGATTATTATTTCTTTCCATAATAGATCTTTCTAGCTCTGCGTTAAGAGAGTCAGCTTGAGCATTGCCAACCAAACCACCATTTTGCATATTTCTCCAATCAAACTTCCTATCACTTCTCGGGACTAGGTATTGTTTTTCCTTAGGCGGCATTAACTGCATAAGCTCATCACTTGATAATGGACGACCTACATTTTTACCTAAAGCTTGATCTAAGAGATCTCTTAAAATATCTTTTTCAGGGGTAGCGGGAGCATCGGGTAACAACATACTATCATCAAAATCTAGATTTCCGTACAGCAACTCTAACCCTTTTCTTTTTTCACTTGCCATATCACTAGCAGCTTGAGCTCTTTGCATATTCATTATTGCTTCTGCGTAATTTTTTTCAAACTCATCAAGGTTGACCCCTCCTCCATTTTCATATCTTCTAAACTTCATCCCCATTGGAGATCTTTTTTCTTTTTCAGAAACGTAACCACCCCTTTTATATCCAGCCATTCCCATTAAGGAGTTGTCTACCATACCACCCATTTGAAGATTCTTTACTGGTACTACACCACTTGGATTCTGGTAACGAGAGTTAATAACAGGCATTAATTCTTCCATTTCTTTTTTTAATTTTTGTATTCCACTTTTTCCCAAAAGCCCACCATCTGTTAAAACTTGTTGTTGTAATTGTAGGTATCTTTCTTTTGCTTTTCCTGCAATATCAAACATCTCCCTCGTTTCTTTTTTAGCAAGGTTCTCAACAGACTCACCAGCTAAGTATTTAGCCGCCTTAGTCAACCCAGCAATAGGTATAAAATTTCCCTCAGCGATACCCAATGGGTCGTCTTCGCCCATGACACCACCTCTAGTATCTGCATCATACATAGACATTTTAGGGGATTGATTTGCAATAGCCTGTAACGCCAATAAACTCATTAAATTAGATCTTGTATTATCCTGAACAGAACCGCCATCTTTCATATAACCCATGCGATTCCTAACCATTTCTGGTAATTTACCTAAACCGGGGTTATCTTGAGGGACTGATTTGAGTTGACCGCCTTCAGCGTAACCCATCATTTTCTTTACAGACCCACCATGTCCATATTGTTGAACCATTCCTCCACCTTGATAGTTTGGTTTTACCATACCACCGCCATACATAGGAGTGAGTCTCCTCATTGTTTCCATTTCTATTTCATTATCTATGGCATCATGAGCACCGCCCTTAGATTCATTATTTATGTAATTCAATTTATTAGCTCCTACTGCTTTAACTGCGTCTGGTGGAAAGTATAACTCACCATTTGTTAATAACGTATCCTGTGTATTTGACATATCACCCTGATCTGCCTTATACATACTGGCTATCTTTTCAAGTTGCGGATACATTTGAGAACTTTCATAGTTTAGTATAAAAGAACCTATGGGTACTTTTGCTTTTCTAGTGTCTGTTCCGGGCATTACTCTTTAATCTCAAAGTGGGGAAAATCATCGAACTTATTGTCCTCAACTTCCCATCGTCCTTTTTCTTCGTACATATCCCAATTTCCACCCCATCTTAACTTAATACCCATACCACGGGCAATTCCAAGCACAAAGCCAGCAAAAAGTGTTTGACGTTCTCTATCCTCCCAATCGACAGGATAAGGGGTAACATCAGCGGCTTTAGAAGGACTAGCGTTGTGGCGACCATTAGGATACTTAACTTTAGTACGGCTTTTATTAAATAAATCATTTTGTCTTTCCTTTCCCCTATGTCCCTCCAAAATACTGCAATCAACATACTTAATGACTTCATTGAAGACATCCTGCAATCGCTCATCACACGTTGCTAATCGTTGTTTTGATCTATTTGAGTATCTTGGCATAGGTGTATTTAGCTAGGTTATGTTAACAAGAAAACCATTAAGGTACAAATATTATTTTACATTCTCGACCCAGTCATCCAATTATAGGCTTTGGTGGTTAACTTCTTAATAGGTTGGTCAGATGCGTTTTCTAAGGCTTCTATAGTCGTTCGTGCACTTTTAGGGGGCTTTGCATAGTAATCTGCATAATACAAGGCATCCATTACATCATCGTTTCTAGGTTTAGGGTGTTCAAAGAATTCATCTACGAGTTCAGTCATTTCTCTCTGGATGTAAAGTTTTTTAGAGTTGACAATAGGCCCTAAGCTAGTTTCAAGTCTATCTTGTTTTTTTATTCGAGCAGGAGGCTTAACTCCCTTAAATATTCCGGGCAATAGTCTTTTTTCCGTTGCAGATAGTCTTGTTACCATGTCTCTAACCATCTCCTGAGCTGCTACGGTTTCAATAGTGACTCTTCGAACAGGGGTATACTTATTCGCAAGTCTTATGATTTCTTTTGGAACATCAAAAGTAGGGATTCTTTCCCTAAAGTACTCTAGGACATATCGATTATTACTTGAGTCTATCCCCATAACCAGTATAACTTGGAAGTCTGAGGTTTCTGAGGCAGTGGCGGCTAAGTCAACACCTATGTAAATATTTAATGGGATTGCACTCTCTCCATCAACTAAGTAATTAAATCGTGATCTAGACTCTACTCGACCACCGTAATACTGTAGCCTGTCTATTTTAAAAGAAGCATTGCTAATATCCCTAGCGTCATTCATATACTCTTGAGCAAATTTATTTACCAAACCTGCTTCTATAAATTCTCGCTTCTTACCTGCTAACTTCTTTAAAGAAAACTGTTGTGGCCAAATAGACTTACCTTTTTCTATAGCCCTATGGAAAACAACACTCCAAGGGTACGTTCTGTTTTCTTCTTTAGCTTTTTTATTTCCATCTACTACTGCTTGTAAGAAACTATCAAAGTGTACAATCGTTCCTGACAGCCAAATCCACCCCTCTCTGCCCGGAGTTTCTTCTAAGGCAGGGTACACTGTGGATACGATCCATTTCTTGATATCTGCACGTCTTTCGGGCGTTTTAGTGTTAAGCTCTGATTCAAAGTCATCAAGGACAATACCTGTGTATCTAACATCCACCTCTGCACGACCTCTTAAACGCTGTGAGGTTCCCTTAGCAATGAGCCTATCTCCTTTAGGAGTTACAATGTCTTTCTCTGTCCATCGTTTTCCCATCGTACTTCCATCTAAATTACCAAAATAGTATCTTAGTCGTTTGTTCATCTCAAAATGGTTGCGTAGGTACTTAAGGTGATCAATAGACTGACTTTGTTCTTCAGATACCCATGCAATAAAATGTTGCTCATCTTCCTGTGCAAATACTAATTTATGCATAATAGCTGTTTTAGACAGAATAGACTTACCAAACCCCCTAGGCATGATGATACAAGTACGACTTCCCGGCTTTGTTGTGTTGAGTTTTTCTGCTACATCAAAGTGAAAGTCAGGAGAAGCAGACTTTTTTAAATAATCGTTTGGTAAAAAGGCCCTACCAAAGTAAATAAGACTTTTATAGGAGTTAGCAAGAATAGTATCCCTCTTCTGCATCTCTGAAGGAGGGGGTATAATATTAAAATCGCTACTCATCTAGTTGTTTGGGGGCTTCTGGGAGTATTCCTTGCTCAAATGCTTTTAGCTTTTCTCTAGTAAACCCAGTAAACTCTTGTATTAAGGCTACTGAGTCTACTTTTTTGTCTGCAGAAAGCATTCCTGATATTTTCATTAGGGTCTCTATGGCTCTAAGCTTGTCGTTATCCCTAGTGTCTTCTTTGTCTACAATGCCTTTAGTGTTTTCCAGTAAGTAACGCTTAGTAATCCCCACATCTGACATTAAATTTTCTATTTCTTTATCCACTTGATGCCTTATTGTTTTGTTTTTAAGTAATACAGTGGCTCTAGTTCCTGCATGAGCTAAACTTTTGGTATCTGGAAATGCTTTTTTATACGCTTCCTTGGGTTTCATACCATAGGCCACATACTTTGCAAAGTTTTTTCTTTTAAAATTTAAGGGAGCTTGAGTTAATTGTCCATACCAATTTTTTTTAGAGAATCTATAGATCTCATCTTTGACCGTACCCTTTAACTTTGCGTTTTTTGATATGCGAACCATTCCAATAATAGTTCGTATGTAATGACTCTTAACTCCATTTTTAGTTTGGAAGTAATCTCGCTTTAATACTTGTACTATTTTATTGTCATCTGAATAACACCACTGTCCTTCCTCTGCTACTTTCCAATTGTCTTGGATAGTTTCTTGGGGGTGATTGAGCTTAAAGTCTTTTTCTCTTTCATAAGCTAAATGTTTAACCCCTGCAATCTTTCTTTCATGAATCATGCATTTAATTTAATAAAAAAACTTGACAAGCCTATATAGTTAAATATAAATTTATTTAACAATTATTTAATTCCGGTTGAATTATATAATAGTACTATAGTATATATAGTATATATATTATATATAGTATATATAGTATATATAGTAATTATAGTATAGATAGTAATTATAGTATATATAGTACCCGCTTAGTAAAGTAGTACCCGCCTCAGTATAAACTCCAAAAAATTTAAAAAAAATATATTAGTATGTGCGTCTCTCTTTTATTATATCCGACCACCCCCCCAATCGGAATTCAGGTTGAAATAATTAGGTTAAGTTTTTTGTTTTTATTTTGATGCAGGTTAAAAAAATTAATCTATATAATGTACGCAGCTAAATTAATTTACATAAATTAAAAATAACTGTAGAAATTAGGGAACTTTTTAGAATCTCATGCGTATACTAAATGCAATTGACATTTAATCAATTAGCTTTTTGACAAATTGGAATTAGTATTCGATTCAATTCGATAAGTCTGGGGTGAGCCCTTCAGGATTTATTCCCTGCCTGTAACCAAGCTGGCTGGGTACTCATTGAAAATAAGAACACTGTCTTCTTGAATCAATACGCTACTTTTAATAGGTGCACGAGGTATCTATTAACATAACAAAAAAAAAGAATAGGAATTCTTATGGCTAGTAAAAAAGCTATTGATATACCTACTTCTGGATTAGTGTTTACACCTGAAACTATAGACGATGCTTTTAACAGGGCAAAAGATCTATTAACTCAGAGTCATACAAAAAAGCACAAGATCACTAACTTATATGTCAGTGATGCTTTAATTGCTTTGCAAATGATACAAAATACACTATCTGAGAAGTACGATATTTACAAGAAATAGATAGTTAGTATTATTAAGGGGCTTGTAATAAGACGAGCAAGATATGGAATACAGGCCCCTGCTTTAAGAATCCTAAAGGAATAAAAAAACATATGTACACAAATAATAACCATTTACCTACCGTAGTTAATTCTAATAATGAAGTGGAATACTTACCACCTGTAGAAAACGTCTATGATACTAAATTAGATCCATTTACAGAAGTTGTAAAGGTTCCCTTAAGTACTGATCAGGGTGGGTATTCAAGTGCCTTTTCAGTTAGGTTACCAGAGTTACAAAATAAAGAAGTGGGTATAGTTAAAAAGGAATATATGGCTGTATCTAACTTAGATATACACAAAGTAGGTGAAGCCATCAGGCAACAATCTGGGTTACAATGGAAGTACCTCAAAACTTTTTTTGATGGTAAAATGTATAAAATGAGTTACATCTGTAAAGACTCAGGACTACAAGCACAGGTTCCGAATATGGCTGTGGGTGATACTATAGGAATAGTTATGGATGAAGTAAATTCTTATGATGGTTCAGTCAGTGCAGGAATTACATTTAGTTTCTTAAGATTGCTTTGTACGAATGGAATGACCTCCAAACAATTTGGCTTTGGTCATACATTCAAGCATACTAATAAGAACCTAGAGTGGGACTCAAATATTTATCAGGCCTGTAACCTGCTAAATAACAACGGTTCTGTAAAACTCACTAACTTTGTAAACGCCTGTAGTAACTTACAGAGATCTATTGAGTTTCCTGACCTTAGGCAACTTACAGAAAGTAAAGCATATTTACACAACTTACCAACAACTCAATACGGTCAAATTGTTAGGAATATGTTTACAGCTAAGGAAACTAATGGAGATCGTAAATATGGAATGGCTTCAAATCAGTTCACAGGGTGGGACTTACTCAATTCAGGAACTGAGATTCTAACTCACAAAAACAAACCAACTCAGGGTAATATGAGAAACAATATTATCATGACAGATGGAATGTTAAACTGGGGACAGGATAAAAAAGATCAAGAGTCAATTCATTCAACTCTTAACTAATAGACAACTGTTAACTAATAGAAAGGGGAGCCGAAAGGCTCCCTTTTTTTTTATTTAAAATTATTTTATATATATTTTATATTATTTGTGCACGTAAGTAGATCATGCACGTAAGTAGTATTTATGTAAAGTATATATTTTTTATAAATCTATGCACGTAGGTAGTTTTATATAGTTTATGCACGTAAGTAGTTGTTATTTATACAAATAAAACCAACTATGTAAGTAAGTAATTATCAGCAAGTAAAGAAGATATATAATACATTGCCCGAAAATATCCCGTATCATTTACCCACCTAAGAAAAAAAGATAAAATAAATGGGAACTTTTAAAGAACTTAAGAGTATATATAATACAACCAATAAAAAAGAATAGGAGCTTTATTATGGAATTAAACAACACAGTAAAAAATAAAATAGCAAAACTATGTAATGAACCTGATGAGTTATTAGTTTATTTAAAATCATTACAGGAAGATAAAAAACATAAGACCGGTACCAATGGATATTATCTAGATAAGTTTGTTGAGTGGTTGGAAGGTGGCGAAAAATTGCCTTTCAGTGTTTTTAAAATAGGTAATAAAAAGTTACCCTTTTTAACTTTCTCAACTTTGCCTATCGTTAATTGTCCCGGTGCTTTGGAATGCTTAACTTATTGCTATTCTGTGAAAGCTTGGAGATACCCGGCTGCTTTTTTTGGGCAGGTGCAAAATACTTTAATTATGCAAGAAAGCTTTCATATTATCCGGAATGAGTTAAAAAGGATCTTATCGACACCTAAATTTAAATATCAGAAAGATATTGATTTTAGATTATATGTTGACGGTGATTTTAAAAATATTACAGATCTTCAGAACTGGTTAAACTTAATCAGAGATAATCCAACTTTGAAAGCTTACGGATACTCTAAAAGCTTACATTTATTTACTCAACTAAATGATTTTAGATTTGATTTTCCAAAGAATTATATTTTGAATTTATCCAACGGTGGTAAGTTTGAGATGTTAAAACCTGCTCTGGAAAAATTACACTTTGTCAGAGGTAAATTTACGGCCGTTAGGGGTAAAATCTCTGAGATTAGAAAACAATTTAAAAAGAAGATCTTTATTTGTCCGGGCGAGTGTGGTTCCTGTACCTCTATTGGTCATGCCTGTGGTAATAATACCATATTTAAAAATATGGAAATAGTTATCCCAATTCATTGAGCAACCATACAAAAATAATAATATAATTTAAAAAGTAAACTAATTTACAGAAATAAAAGGAACTTATATAAATGAGTTATAGAAAAAGAAGAGATCATAAAAAAATAAATGAATCTTTAAAAGAAAGTATTTTAAAAAATGCAAGTTCTTTTGAAGGTGTTAATTCTAAAAATAAATCTTTAAAAGATATGATGTTAAAAAGTTGGATAAACTATTTAAAAATAGAAGTTTATAAAAAAACATCTAAAACATTAAAAGCTTCTAGAAAAAATCATAAGTACTATAAAAGAGAATTAAAGTATCTTACAGAAATAAAAAGGAGTTATGTAAAATGACTAAATTACCTAATTTTGAACTAGATATAAGGTTCCTGTTGTTACGTGATCAGATGAATGACAATACTATGAACGAGAAACAAAAAACAGTATTGAAAAAACATCATAAAAAAATGGAACAAATCAGTAAAACGGAAGTATAATAAGTAAGAAAACAAAACGGAGTGTAAAATGGTATCAGATAAAGATATATATAGATTACTAGGTAAAAGAAAAATAAAATCTATCTTAAGAAGGTGGGTAGTTGATCAGGTTAATATTTGTTTAGAGATGAAAAGTTCTCATATTTCTTTTGATTCAACTATTGACGGTTACGGATTACCTAAAAATTATGATGAAGATCATGATTATTTAGCAGATGATTTATTCGAATTTGTAGGTAATAAAATATAGAATTAGTTGAAGGTGGGGACATTAGAAAGATTAACCAAACTAACCAGTTTGTTAAAATTATTACCTTTCGACCTCCTCACCTGAAGCTATATAAAAAAGTAGGTAAATAATGAAATGGGTAATTGAGCAAATGGCAAGGGGTTATGTAAATAATATTACAAGAGGGAAAAATCAACATACAAAAGAGACTAGACTTTTAAAATATTGTGTCAAATGTAACTTGGTATTTCAAAAAGATTCGATGTATAGCATACAATTATATTACAGAAATATGCCAACGTACAAACTACCTAGAGAAACGTGTAAAAAATGCAAGGGGAAAACATGATATTATTTTTATTATCTCAGTTAGGAAACAAGATACAGAGCTTATACTCATTAACAGAAGGTGTCAGCGAAGATATGAGTAAAAAAGAATTGATCAGTATTATTAACGATGTTTCAGGAAGTGTAGAAGATCTCAGGAAGGATCTCGAACTTATTATGCGAAAGAGGAAGTATTTTAGAAATGTCTAGTTTAGACATAGCAAAAGAAATCGTAGGTCAATACGGCTTAGAAAGTAAAGTAACTTACACAAATAAATGTAACTTAGGTAGGTATGTACCTGAAACAGATACTATATACATCTCTAGAAATTATACTAGTTTTGATGAATTCTTAATGACAATAGTACACGAAATAAAACACGCATTAGACTGTTTAAAACTAGGAAGGCGTAAGTATATTAAGAAATACAATCAGGCGAGTAATTTGGCTATAAATCAAGGCTTAGATCCCTATGTTTATAACAAGTGGGAGATTAAGGCTGAGAGGTATGCAGAAAATAATTATAAAAAGTGGGAACATTTAATAAAACAGAGTGTATAACAATAAACAAAACGAATGGAGTGAAGTGATGAATAGATATAAAGTTATTTCTGTGGATCAGGATCATTATGAGGAATATTATTGGGACGTAGATGAAATACTTAAAGAAATAAATAGGGATAGAAGTTCTTCTTGGGAAAGCTACAATCACTCTGATTGGAAAGAAGGGTGGTTAGAATTTTGCGAAGGGGATTGGTATACGATACCTGAGTTAATAGAAGAAAATAAAAAAGGAGTGAAGTGATGAAAGTTGGAGAATTGATGCGAGAGTTAAAGAGATCTTCTTGTGGGAATCTTAATGCTACGATTCAGATTAGAGAGTTAGAGGAACATAACGAGGAACTAACAAGTAAATCAGGGTTTTTAACAATCAATAATATTGAAGAGTCAGATGTCAGCTTTGCTGATTCAAAGCCAAGCGAAATTATTATTGAACTAAACCCAAGAAAATAAAAAAGGGGTGGAGTAATGAATATATTATATAAAATGGTTGATCCTGATAACATCTTTGGATTTAACTACATATTAGAAAACAAGGATTATTACATAGATATATCTTGTAAAAACGATGAAAATAGTAAATGGGTAAAAGATATTTATATTAATAAAAAAAACCACCCTGATGATGTAAGTATGCAAGAAAGAGAACTCGTACTTGGTGAAAGTTATGAAGTTGTTATGATAACGAATGAAGATATAAAAATAGTAAAAGGTTGTAGGATTTCTTATTATTTCGCAAAATAATTTGGAACTTTTTAAAAAGCTATGCGTATAATAAGAAATGAAGCAAATAAAAAAAAAGGAGTTGAGTAATGGAATATCTCGGTAAGGTTTATATAGATATAGACGAATCAGATGCAAATGAGTTAATGTATGAAGATCGTGATTTTGACTGGTGCTTTCCAGTGTATGACGATAACAACGAAGTAATCGGTTCTGTAGATATTGCATTGGGTAGGAATGTAATGAGTCCAGATACTAAAGTAGTTCGCTTAGCAGGAGACGGTGAAGGCAGACTAAAAGGAGAGAATTAATTATGACAACAGATAGAGATATGATGTTAGATGAACTAGCAGATGATGTATTCCCTGATCTAATTGATTTGATATATGATAGGAATTTCTACGATGAATACATAAAGAAAGCTATTGAGGAGGAGATGATTCACGCATACGATATATCTTACAGAGATGCGAAAGATCTTTCCTATTCTTTTAGACATAAGTTAATGAGTATAATAAATAAGGGAGTAAAAGATGTTTAGTCCTTGTTGTCAGTCAGTTGCCTATGATGATTACATTACAGAAGATGGGTGGGGTAGGTGTCTAGAATGTATGGAGCCTGTTGAGTATCCTATAGAGCAGACTCACCAAGAGTATTGGGATTGTAAGTGTGGACAGAATTACATTCAGAGTCCTAGTTACAGGTTCATCAAATATCACAAGACTTCCTGTGATGTATGCGACACCAATGAGGTGTTGAAATGAAAGAAGTAGTAAGTGATTGCTGTGGTGTACAGTTATTAGAAACAGAAACACCAATGTGTTCAAGTTGTAGAGAGCATTGTGGTGAAGAAGAATTTAATGGATCTAATCATTACCCCCACTATAACGAAAAAGGATATGTTTATCCCTTGAAACAAAAATATATAAAGGATAACGAACTTAGTTATTTGATTAGAAGTCTTCATCCTCAATTTAATGATAAAGGAGAATAATATGCTACAAGAAGCAATGGTTTCAACATATAACGATCTAAAGGTATTAAGATGTTAAGTGCAATATTATTTTTTGTTATGGGTGTTATGATTTTAGTTTACTATAAAGCAATTGATTAATAAAACTAGTGGAGAGGTGTACTTCACTATTGCACTTTCCCTCTAATAATGATTGAAAGTGAAGATAGTGAAGATAATGAAGTATGTCTCTCCACTGAATAAAAAGGAAACAAAATGAAGTCTGAAAAATATAAAGAGTTTAGAGAAGCATTTATTAAGAGAACATTTGACTTAAGCGATGCAAAAAGAATTGAATATACAGAAGGGAATCAGGACATAGATGTTCATACTAATTTTAGAAGGATTGGGAACGAGTTAGGTCTCAGCCCTGTCAAGGTATTAGCCGTTTATTTAGTAAAGCATATCAAGTCTTTACTGACCTTTTTTAAACTAGGGCAAACCTTTAGCAATGAGACTTTAGAGTCTAGGGTCTCTGATATTGTTAATTACTTAATATTACTATTATCTTACCTGCATCACGAAGACTTAAAAGATCGTGACGATAGACCTGAGAAAAGATCACAAAAATAAGGAAACAAGGAAATGATTATGTATTATATTATAGAAGTCTTACAGACCCAAGCATTTGATACGATTATACAAACTATAATGTGGGCATCCTTATGGGTGTTCGTTATTATAAGGTTAGATAGGATAGAGAAGAAACTTTAGTGGGGAAGATTAAGGTTATAAAGGAAACAAAAGGAGTAAAGAAAGAAATGATTATTATAACTATTTCAGACTGGATTATAAAGTTTATTGGATTTGCATTTGGGATGTTAGAACTGGCATTTGCCTTGTTCTTGTTCGTCTCAGCTTTTATGTTATTTTGCTTTATTATGTATGTCATTGTGGATTACTTTACATCATGAATTGTTGGCATTGTAATACAGAGTTAATTTGGGGTGGAGACTTTTCTTATGAAGACTATGGTCTTGAGGACGAAGGTATCGTAAGTAATCTATCCTGCCCAAATGATTTATGCGAAGCCTATGTAGAAGTATACTTAAAGCTTAAAGATGATGATGAAGAAGATAATAGCAAAGAAGATTGATTACGTTAAATGTAAACACTGCGAAAGAAACACAGATTGCTCCCTTATAGATATGGATCGATCTTTGTGTTATGATTGCATTATACGAATGAGATTCCATAGAGAAGCTGAAGAAGAAAGACAGGAACAAACTTCACCTATCAGTAATAAAGACTTTGTAGATCTATTAATGATATTAAGAGAAGGTCAAGATCCTTGCTAATAATATTCTATGAATACTAATAATATTTTTTTATATTCAAGGAATCGAAATTGCATATTCAGGAGTGATTATGAAGTTGTGTTCTACTTGTAAAGAATCTAAACCTAAGAAAGATTTTTATAGAAATAAAGCTAAGAAAGATGGTCGTCAATATTCTTGCAAGTTATGTCAAAAAAACTATCATAACAATAAATGGTATATAAGTAAAAAAAAAGAAAGGATCGAACAAGTGAAAGCATACAAGTTACATAAAAGAAGGGTAAACTATAGAAGGGTGATTAAAGATTACTTTTCTAAGGGGTGTATTGATTGTGGGCAAAAAGATATTCGAGTATTAGAGTTTGATCATGTTAGGGGCGTAAAGAAAAGATTAAAGCACAGAAGAGGAGAAGGAGTTTCTTATTTACTAATGAGTGGATATAGTTGGCCAGTTGTTAAAGCAGAGATAGATAAATGTGAAGTTAGGTGTTGTAATTGTCATAAGCTAAGAACGTATAAACAATTTAATTACTTAAAAAACTTACAAGACATTGTAGAAAGTTATTTTAATAATTTGGAACAAAGTGAAAAGTGATGCGTATAAGACTCATAACCAACAACAAGGGAAAGCAATGCACTCATTAAAAAAAATAATTACGTTACTTGAAAGAGACGTTGAGTACGCAAAGGATGATTTTCATCAAGATCAAGGGGAGTATTATCATCTTGGTATAGTAGAGGGTCTAACAAAGGCTCTTAATTATGTGCTTAAAGCTCAGGCTAAGGAATTGACTGAGCTGGATAAGTGGGCACAATCATATAACAGACAGAAAGGATAAAAGCATGAACATAGAACTAGGGAAGATGCAAGATATTAGTATACATGATGTCACCAGTATGTCTCTTGACAGGATTAGTACTTCAACATCTAATTATGTTAAAGATAAATACTTTACAACTATTACGATCAGGACACATGATAATCAAATGATCGAGATCACACTGTGGTCTAAAGATAAACAAGCACTACATAAAATAACTAAATAAGTTATTAAGGGCGAGGTTATGAACTGGTTTGTTATATTCCTATTCTTCCAGTTCAACCACAACTACACTCACTCCGCATCCTCGCCCTTAAACTTTTAAAGGAAACCCCCTATGAATATTGAAAAAATTTACCACGACTGGCTTAGGAAGAAGAATTCTTTACATTTTAAGAATCGTTATCAAGGACATGAGCAGTGGTTTCACGGATCTAGTGCCGGGATGTGCATGAGAAAGCATTACTTTCAACACGTTGCAGATGTTCCTCCTAAAGAGATTAATGATGATACATTGAGATTGTTTAGGTTAGGTGACTTGGTACATGGAGACATTCAAGATGCTATTACTGAGTATGCCATTTTAAACGGAGCTCAAGTCCTTATTGAAACAGAAATAAGAATACCTGAAGTAAATGTGCGAGGCTTTTTAGATATGTTGATTATAGAAGATGGAGCATTGATTGATATAAAGACTTGCAATGCTTGGAAATGGAAAGGTTTATTTGGTCGCAACCCTGATCCTAACCCAGCCACTAATTATTATTTACAACTAGGAACTTATGGTTGGTGGTATGAAAAAGAATCTGGGAACAAATTAAAAAAATTAGCGTTACTATATTATAACAAAGATAACTCTAGGATGAGAGAGAAGGTAATTCCTGTGTCCTACATAGATAAAGCAAAAGAGTATTGGCGTAATGTGAACAAGGTTTTTGAAAAAGGAAATCCACCCATAGAACTTGGAGTAGCTCCTGTGTATAAGTGGGAGTGCAATGAGAAGTATTGCAACTTCTATAAGATCTGTGGTGGAGGATTAAAAGAAAAAGGAGTCGATTTATGAGCGACAAACAACCCGATTGGGATAAGATAACAGAGGGGAAGATTAGACATGGTTTTGCTGTGGAAGCTTTCTCTAAAGGTAAATCACTAGATAGTGCCACTATGAAAGAAATAGATCGTTGGGTTTATTTTGTTGTGCACGGCTATGATGGTGTTAAAAACATAGTGAATAAAGATAAGAAGCTATCACCTGAAGAGTTTAAGAATGCAGTCATTGAAAAGTTTGATGGTGAGGTGATTAAGCAAACAGACGATGAGTATATAGCAGAACAGATTGAAAAGAATATTGTGGGCCTAAAAAAACAGGATCAGAATAAGATAAAGTACCAACTGAAGAATGGGACTATTACTTTAGACAACCTAGATGCGTGTCTTAAAAAAATAGAGGATATGCAAAACGCTTAATATGAATGACTTTGGGAATGCATACTACCCTTTTGATGACGACTCAGATCGTAAATCTTTACCTAAGGGTAGGTACACAGCTACTATTATTAACCTTGAGATATCTAAAGATGTCAGGTTTGGTAGTTACATTGCTGATGTGTTTAAGCCAGAGTATTTAATAGACATTACAGAGCACCCTGCATATGAAGACGTTATTGTAAAAGATGATGGTATTTTTAGATACAAAGAAGTAGAAGGTATGAAGTATGATCATAAAAAGAACTGGGGATTTGCGAAGTTTATATCTATGATGAAGGTAGGTAAGAGGGGTAATCAATTACCCTTCTTATCACTTCCCAATATAAGAAGATCTAAGGTTCTAATAGACGTATTTATTAAAAAGTTCTACAATGACTTAGACTCAGAAGTGAGCTATCCTGTTGCTAGATCTATACAATTACTAGAAAAAAGATTGGACACACCCTTTTAATGAAGTTAGATATTAATACCCAAAGAGGACAATCCTCATTGAGATACGAAAAAAAGATGATAGATAGGATAAATGATACTATCTGTAAAAAACATAAGAACAATTCTATGTTAATAGAGACTGATAAGAATATGGATTCTAAGATAGATGGGATTATTATTAAGAACAATCAAGTATCTGGTGTGTTTGAGTCTAAGTGTAGGAATTTAAGCCTGATTGAATTGCAAAGTTTTGGCTCATGGTTGGTGACTTATGATAAAATAGCGGATGGTAAACTATTATCGACTATGTTAAGGGCTCCTTTTATTGGATTCCTATATTTAATTAAAGATGATATAATTATGTATTGGAAAATAACTGATAAATATGGGAACTTTTTATTTGATTATGACGTTAAAGAAACAAGAACACAAAGAACTATTAATGGTGGGAGTATTATTAGAAAGAACGCTTTCCTACCTATTAAGTATGGAAACGAATTATTATGAGTAAAGCAATATGTACCGCAACAATTAAGATGAATACAAAAGAAGTATTAAAGTGTATTAATGCTTTAAGTTACTTCTCTGAAAGATATGTAAACGAAATGACTAAAGAGTCGTTAGCTGGATATAAAAAATTATTAAAAGATTATAAAGATATATATGATTCTATGATAACAAAAGAAGACCAAGGAGTATAGTAATGGGTAGATCAGAATGTTGTGGGGCTGAAGTTAAGGATGATACAGATATTTGCTTAGAATGTCTTGAGCATTGCGATATATGGTACGAAGAAGACGATGAATAAGAAATACTATAGAGAAGGTATGAGAGATAAGATAGAATACAAGTATCAATGTATGACTTGTGACTTTCATCACGTTTCAGATAGTAAAGTGCTTTATATGCATTGTCCAAAGTGTAGAATAAAATTTGTTAAATCAAAAATGAGAATATCAATATGAAAAATCCAAAGAACGTAAAGAGAGGTAGGAGAAATAGACAGAGAGGAGCGGAGCTACAAAGACAATCTGTTCGTATGGCAAAAGACTTTGGCTTAGAAGCCTACAATAGAGATAGAGGTGGAGCCCAACACGAAAAGGGAGATATAGAAATTGAAGGTCGTTATTATGGATGTAAAAGAAGGACGAGCATAGCAAAGTGGCTTAAGCCAGAGAAACACGAAGATGGTGTCGTAGTTAGGGAAGATAGAGGTAAACCTTATATTGTATTAGATTATGAGTTCTTTATTAATATACTGTCAATTATGAAGGAGCTTAATAATGGCAACAAATCATAAGAAGCTAGGTTTAAAAGAGATTATAAGAGTTTATGAAAAGTTAGTACTGGAAGATAGGGTACATCAATACGGATCAGCTTTTCAGAGAATGATGAAGTTAAAAAGAATTTTACTAAACAGAAAAAAGCGGGTTAGTTATAAGCATAATTAATAACACTTTAAAAAGTGTCAAATAAAATACGTTGGCTCGTAAAAGTATGTTTATACTAACCCGTTACAAACAAGGAGATCAGAATGGCTGAATATCAGCAAAAAGACCAGAGCTTTAAGCTTTGGAAGAATACCTACAAGGAAGATGGTGACAAAAAACCAGACTATACCGGAAACGGAATGTTTGACGGAACCATGAAAGACGTTGCCCTTTGGATAAATAAAGACAAAAATGGGAAGCGTTACTTGTCAGGAACGGTTAAAGTACAAAAAGGAAAGGATGAGAGTCCTTTTTAGGTAGTTTAACGACTCCATACTAAATAACGGGCCTACGGGCCCGTTATTCTTTATAATATTTTTAGTCAATACTTATATCAAAAAAATAATAATATGTTTGTAAACGTGAATATAAAAGGGGTTTTTTTGTTTAATGTTTGAAATTTGTAGTCATATAGATAGAGTCTGTGCTTTTTGTGGTAAATCGTATTATGATCCAGAAAAAGAAACTAATACAAAAGAAATAAAGTATTTTTGTGGTGTAGCATCTAGTTTTGATACAAGAGTCCTTTCTCTTTCTGAGTGTTGGCTTAAGATGAGTAAGTCTCAAAAAAGTATTTACGTTAAAAATAAAAAAGAAGAAATGTTTAAAATTAAAATGAGGAGAAGAAATGGATATAATGGATGAGTTTCCAGACGAAGGTAAAGTTACACTAGTTTATAAATGCCCTGAGAAAGACTGTGATTTTAAAAGAGCTGTTGATGGATATTATCATATGATCTGTAGATTACATGGAGAAGCTAAACCTTTGATGACTCTAGACGGAAGAGATCGAAACGGAGAAAACTTTACAGAGGAAGACTACTTACCAGAAGAGCAGAGAAGAGAGATCCTTAAAATTATTATTAGTACTTTTACAAAAGACCTAACAGGCAATAAATATTTTAAAACCTTAGGTGACTTCTGGAAAAAAAATGGCTTTCAAGAATACGCAGATGAGTCATATAGTTATATCAAGGATTAGCTTTTTTCTTAGCTTTGTTTATAATTCTTTCTCCGATAGCGTCAGAATCATAATCTTCCCAAAGTATAGGATTTTCTCTTCCAAATGAATTGTTATAAGCTTTAATTAATTTACTTGCTTTTTGAGAATCACCATCGATAATTGCATCTTTTATTCTAGGAAGAATAATTTGTTTTCTTCTCTTTACATATGCTTGTCTTTGCCCAGATGGTTCATATCGTTCAAGGTATCTTCTTGGGGCAGTTCCTAATAAAGGAGCTATATATTTAGGAAATCTTTTAGCAGCTCCTAACCCATAATCCTTTGTATCTTGCATTGTCCTTGTCATAGCACTCCATATCTTATCAAAGTCTTGGACAACAGCGGGTTTAAAGGCGAACTCAAGAGCTCTTACTTTATTTTCATTGGATACAATATCTCCGATTACCCCAAAAGCTCCTACTGCAGCAAATTTATCTATATAGTCATCAATAGTAAACTTGCTCATATCAATAAGTGAACCAGTACCAGTTGATGACATTGGGGTTTCTTTATTTAAAAATGAAAACATATATCTATTTTCATCATATACAGGTTGTCCAGCAAATTTCTGAGCTAATGCATCTCTTGCCCAAGATACCATCTCACCACCTGCCATTCCAGCGACTCCTAATCTTAGCAAGGGGAATAAGTTACCACGACTTACTTCAGCTTGAAGTTGCTCTCTCATCCAATTAAACTGTTTATATCCAAATTTTTTAAATAAAAAGAAAGGCCTAAATCTTGGATCTAAGGATAATAGAGGTTCGTTTAAAACATTTCTTTGTAACTGACTATCCCGAGCAAACTTATACATTCCTTCATACATTTTTTTAGGTGGTATCTTTTTAGTGTAATCTGTAATCCCTAAGTCTTGTAAGTTTTTTATAGCCCAGTTTCTTCTATTAAGTCTATTTCCCCCAAGGATCTTTGGAAGTTTTAATCCCACATCTAATAGAGCACTTTTACCAGTAGCTGCTTTTTGTAGTCCACTAATCCATTCTTTTGCCGCAGCAGCTGAAGCTAATTGATTAAATTTATTTATAGTTTGAAATCCAAAAGCTCTTGTTGTCACATCTGCAAATTTACCCATAAAGGTATCAGTGGGTTCTAGACTATTAATCATCTGGAATATAGATAGATTAGAGACACCTGCCTTAGCAATTTCAGCACGATATTCTCTTCCAGCTTTCGTAGGCATTGACATCTTAATCATACCTTTCATCATAGGATAATAACCTGCCTTAACAGCGGTAGAGATTGAAAGCTGAGTTAAGTTTGGTATCGTAGCAAATCCCAATCCAATTTTAGTACCTATCTCAAAATTTACTACTTCGCTCCAAAACTTTTTAGCAGTGGGTTTCCAATTGTAAGAAGCGTCCATTTCTATTTTATTAGTATATGATTTAAATAACATATCAATTGTGTCGGCTTCAATAGATAATTGTTTACCAGTAGCAATGTCTCCTAGTTTAGTTTTCTGAGCTGCGTTAGTTCTTAAAGCTGCTATTCTACCAGAAACATTCTCTCCCTGAGTTCCAAAAGTTTCTACAAATGAAATCCTTTTAGCTAATTGAGTAGAATACCTAGCTAATACTAATCTAGAATCTCTTTCCATAAATGCTTTAGGAATTTTAGTTCCTTGCCTAGCTAACTCTAAGTTCTTGGCAGTACTACTAAAATGAACAGTCACGGCTGAATTTAAATCATAAAAGGCTTGAGCAATTTTCTTATTTTCAGCGGCTATTTGAGCTCTTGATTTTGAAACATTAGTTTCTTTTATACCTGCCATTTCTTTTAAAGCAGATACAGTAGACTCGTTAAATTTATTATTTTGAATATGATCTAATATTAAGCTTTGAAATTCTTTACTGTTTGATGCTTTATCAAAAACTAAATTTGGATTTTCCTTACCGATTAAAGCAATATCTTTATTAAATACTTTTAAAAACTCTGGCTTAATCATATGTGGAAAGTAAAAGTCTTCTTTAGGCCCTAAATCTATTCCTGACTTTGTAGCTCTATTCCACATATTATCCATGACTTTTCTGTATTCCTGAATGCGATTATAATCAGGAAGGGAAGTATCACCGTTCTTTCCATATCTAGGGTCTTCCATTTTGTCTGCAATGCCTTCATAATATCTTCTTAATTTTTTACTTTTAAATAATCCATTTTTAAAAGCACCTATATGATTAAACTCTTGTAGGAATTGGCCTAACGTAGTGAGGTTTAAAGCATCTGCGTTGTTAAAATCAACTAATGACATTTTACCTAACTGAGTTGAAATCCTGTTCTTAGATTGTCTCCAAAACTTAGGAAGCGTTGGGGCTATTTCATCCATTAACATTTTTTTAGGTAAAAGATCACCTTCCCAACCATTTTTAATAAATGATTCTTTTAATTCAACAATTCTACCCTGATGCCTCATCTCATTTAAAAGCTTTAATTGTTCTATAGGTTGTAATGTTTTTAAGTTTAAGGGATCTTTTTGAAACTCAGCTGTTTTTTCTAGTTTGGCAGACTCAACATGAGATTGAAATTCTTTATCATTTAACTTTAATTTTGTTTTTAAATTTTTAATCTTTTGATTTCTACCTAAGGCTAATCCTTTTGGTGTCTTAGATCGATTACCCTCTCGTGTGATAAGTAGTTGATCGAATTGATCATAATTTAATTCAAGTGGCTCTTTAGTTTTTTTATTAATTAAGGTAACCTGTTTTGCTTTATCATTAAACTTTAAATTATTATATCGATTATCATATCTATCAATAAATATTTCTTGAGATTCTATGATATTTCTAGCAGAAACTTTTTTATCTGGAAGTTGCTCACTCATAATATATTCAGCTGTAGTTTGAGCATCCATTGCACTATCAAATTTTTTAGCCCTTATCTTTTTAATGCCTTTTTTTATTCCAGACATAGCCGCTTTTTGAGCTGTTAAACCACCAATAGTACCCGCTGCGTGGATAAAACCTTCTAAGTTTATTTCTTCACCGCTTAACGTAGGGGCCAATACTCCAAACTCAGCCGTCTCAGCTGCTTTAATAGCTGTTGTTCTAGTGACATTGCTTAACTTAGGGCTAAGTACAGACTTTAGAATAGAACCAGTACCAGAAGTAACTAACCCTAATGTTCCCCCCTTTAAAGTTTCTTTTAAGGCCATTACTTCATCAACGTCACCAGTCGATGTTTTATCGTAAGCAGCTGAGGCTAATCCGCTGTAAAAGCCTAGACCACCAGCACCTTTAACTCCTTCGATTAATGCCTTATGAACCACTCTAGGTGCAGCATTTTTAACAGCTTTGCTCGCTACCCTAGCGTTAATACCTGATTCAGTCATAAGTCTAATTGCATTGTTTGGAGCATTACCTAAAACAGCCATTGCAGCTTGGTCGTCTAGCTTATTAGCAATAAAAGTCTTAGTGGCTTTCTTAGTTAGTCCTTTTTTTATCGCTTCCTTAGCTCCTGTTTTTAAAGCTTGCTTTGCTGCAAGACCTCCTACACCTCCACCCGCAATCATAGTTGCCCAATCCAATGGCTGTAAAAAACTAATTAAAGTAGCTCCAACGTCTTCAACTATATTTAAATCATAATCCTCTTTAATAGATTCTCCCTTAATCATTCTTTCAGTAATACCTGTAATGCTACGACTATACCCCGCCTTAACCCATTCAGGAGTCCAGCTTGGTGGTTGATAACCATACATAGTCTCGTCAGCAGAGGACTTCTTTAATTGTTCTTCTTGCTTTCTTCTTTCTAATCTATAATTAGTAGGGAAAACTAAATTATTATCATAACTAGATTCTTCTTCTAGTAAGTCACCTCTTTCATCTACTTTTTGTACTAAAGAATCAGAGGTTAATTTTGGGTTTTTATATATAGAATCTAATGAATCAGCAAATGATTCATATGAATTAAGTTTAACGGGCATCTAAACGCTCGCTACATACTAGCTATTTGAGGAGGAAATAACTCTTCTATAAATGACATTACACCAGCGACTGGAATCTTTCTTCTTCCCAAGAAACCACCTTCAACATTCCTAGTGTCAAGTTGTTTTCCACGAACCATATCTCCTTGAGGTGAAAACATTTCAGCATATCCGGGATACCTAAATTGTCTGGTGTTAGGATCGTAGATAGAAAGAATATCTTTTTCTAGACTCTCTCTTATCTTCTTTGATTTTTTTAATGCGTTTTTATAAGACTGATCTCCTCCCTTAGTATTTGTATACCTTGATCGGTCTTCTAATTTTTTAAGTTGTACAATTTTATCAGCTGTTATAGAAAACGCTTTTTCCGGTGCCCCATATGGGCCTTTGGGAGGACTAATTTTTGTAGAAATAGTTTGACCAGTTGTATCATTGGCTTGATTAGTTGATCGGCTTGGATTCGCTTGAAGAGTGTTTAAGCCGGGTATTGTCATAGGCTTAACAGGCATACCTTCATCGCTCATCATATTATTAATACTCTCTTCAAAAGCTACTATTTCTTCATCAGTTGGTGCACCTACTCCTTCAAAAGTTGAACCTTCGGTGATGTTAGGCATTGCCAATCCTAATCTATCTGCTTCTAATGTTTTATCTAAAAACTCTTGGTTTCTTTTTTCTTTGATAGCAGCATCTGCTTGGTTTCTTTTTTCTTTGATAGCAGCATCTGACTGTAATTTTGCTGTATCAATAACAGATTGACGGTACTGTTCTTCTGTTTCAAGTGTATATCTAGGGTTAAGCAGTATCCCCTGATAAGTTTTTTGTTCAGATTCTAAATCTTCTAAAGCTTTCTTTCTTATTTCATCACTGGAAAAAGAATTGCTAAGTTGCTTACTTAAGTCTTCTATTTTTTCTTCTGTCTGAACAAGAGCCCTATAGTCTACCCTTCCCTGTCGATCCATATTTTGCCATTCACCAATCGGTATCACACCTTTATTCATTCGTTTAACACGTACACCTACTCTATCTTTCATTCCCATGTATTCACCGTATATTTTAGAACTAGCTTCCATAGGATATTCATTTTCAAAGTTATTTAATCTATCTTTAAATAAAAATATATCAGTAGAATCTTCAGGTATTTCACTTAAATCATTTCTCAAATCTACAAAACTATCATTCATACCTTCTGTTTTAACTTTTGACTCCCTTGCTGCAGTAGCAGAAACATCGTCCCCTAAATATTCATATATAGAAATCGCTTGATCAAATCTACCTTGCTTCACAAACCCATCAGCTGTATTTCTTTTTAGTCTATTCTCATCTCTTATAATACCCTGTTGATACCTCTCTTCATTTCTACTATCTAAAGACTTTTGCCTACTTAAAGCATCATTGTATTTTTTTTCTTCTAATTTCTGTGCTTGATACTGACCTACATAATCTGGTAAGCGATCTAGAAAATCTGCAAGGGGTGTTTCGTATTGACCGGGAGCCATACGCTGTCTTCTACTGTATATTGATTTTACTCCGTTAGCCATGTTTTCAACCTTCGTTTGTTAACAACCACACTAAATCACCTAATTGATTTTGTGTGACTGTCCATGTACCACCATACTCATCTTGATGAGTTGTCCCCTCACTTGGACTATTTCCCCCAGTCCATCCAGTAGGCGGGTTAGTAATAGCCTGTACGACTCCTTCTCCATCAGCTCCATAATCTTCAACAGTAGTACCAGCGGCATCCGTAACACCGCCACCCTCTCTTGCGTAATCAGCAGCTAATTGTTCTTTAATACGCTCTTGATAATCTTCTGCAGACTTTTCTCTAGCTTCACTTACTATGTCAGATGAAGTTTGAGTTAAGTCGAGTAAACTTTGTTGCTGTACCCCACTACCTGAAAAACCTTGCTTTGCAGACAACATACTAGTATCAGACTTTGCTTGTTCTAAGTCTCCTCTAGTTTGTCTGACAAGTGGATTAACTTCTCCCCTATCAAAACCCTCATAAAACCTAACCGCATCATCGTCTATTTTTAAGTTCATACTACTTGCAATGTCCTGTGCACTAGTATTATAACCAGCTGTATCTGCTGATGATGGTGAAAACTGTCCTTTCTCAGAATCTTGAGTAGGGTCAAATCCTGTTGGAGGTGTATAATAAGAATAAGGATTTGCAGGGTTACTAGAAAAAGCACCTGATCCAAAACTTCCAAAACCTTCCCTAATTGGGCCACCATTTTCATAGTTAATAAGACCACCATCCTCTCGATTTACAAACGCTGGAGCCTCTGTTCCGAGTGACTGATAGTACTTCTCAAGATTGCGTTGTAAAGTCGCACTCCTAGCAAGGCTATCTGATGATTCTTGTAATGACTTTAAAGAATTAAGTCTAGCCAAGGACATATCAAAATTTTGATATGCATTATTTTCTGCTACTAAACCAGAGAAATCATCTAAGGATGTGTCAAATTCAGGAATGGCAACGTCTCCAGCAAATTCAGCACCAGCTGAAGCCGGCATTGATCCGGGTGTAATACCTGATGAGTAACCAAGTAAACCTTTATCTAAGAGTTTATTTCTTAACCCTCCCTGTACTGTTCCATACATTCCACCACCGGGTGCTAATCCTGCTGTTAATCCAGCCTTTAATCCAGAGACACCAGCTCTTTCTAGCATACCTTGGTTGTATTCCTCACTAGCTTCATCTATATCTTCAAAATTCTTTCCATAAAAAAACGTATCTGATGGTTGTTCAGATCTACGAGCTCTACCAGCCCCTAATCTTTCTCCAAAACCTTTACCTAAAGCCGTCCCTCCACCAGCTGCTAAAGCCAGTAAGTAAGCAGGAGCTGCAGCAGGTATTAAAGCAGAAAGTAATAATCCCCCTGCTAATCCACCAACTCCTCCAAATAATCTACCTCTTGCTTGTCTTTTTGCTTCTTTTTCTTGAGCTGATTCCAATGCATCAATCTCTTTAACGCCTTGCTTGGCTCTTGAAATTGCAACGTCTCCACTTGTTACCAAGTCTCCAGTTTGCATCATAGACATTAGACTAGGAGAGTTTCCCATATAGTAACCAGTCATATTAGGGCCTGATGTTAAGGGAGATGAACTAGAATAAGTGTTAGATTTCTTGTGCATGATGTAATTCCCTTGAATTTAAGAAAGTTTTTTGTAATAATAAATAGTTTAATTTCATTTTATATACTAGCAGTCACAATAACTAACCAATCATTTCCGTCTTTTAAGCATATTGCTACATCACTACTACTGTTTAGTTCAAAATCGCTTCCACCTGTTATAAATATATTATCTTCTTCATGTTTTAATGTAACTGTTCTGCCACCATCAAAAGCCCTTAGTATGAGAATTTGGCCAGACACACCACCATTAATAGTGTCTAAATTATCATCACCACTAGCTCCTTGAACCTCTACCTCATGCAAAGAATGAGTGATTGTAATAACTCCACTTGCTATTTCTAAAGTTGGGCCCTGTTCAAACACTAAATCTTTAGCGGTTACTTTTGATTTGAGTTTTCCAAATACCTTTAAGTCTCTATCAACAATTTGATCACCATTTGCAGATAAATAAGTTTTCCAAAGCTTACCAAATTTTTTACGATACAAGGCTAACAAAGAATTGCTTTTTTTATGTAGGGCAACCTGTCCATCTACCATACTAGCTGGAGAAGGAATACCATTGAACTCAACAGTACTTTGTTTAGTGTTAATAACTTTACGAATGTCTCTTTCAGTTAATGGCATTAACTAACTCTTTTATTTCTAATGATTCTATACTCTATACTTAAATCGTTAATTTCATAAACTCCAGAACTAGGAGGGTCAAACTGAATTTGTAAACTTTGACAAGAAATAGTAGATGATGGCGTTAGTTTTAATACATCCCATGTGTCAGAAGTATCGGCAAAGTTTCCTGTAAAAGTTCCACCAGTTCCACTAAACTCCTGTTTGCCGTCAATAGCGTATTTAAAAGGAGTTGTTTGTGAAGCACTTGATTTATAAGTTACATAAACTGCATACACTTTTTTAATAAGACCCGGCTCACCAAAGTCAATATCTTTTGTCACAAACTCTTGTCCAGATGATGATTTGCTTACTGGTAAAAACTTTTTAAAATCCACATCATTACTATTTTGCAATCCTAAAACTAAATTGTTATTCCAGTCTGTTATAAAATTAGTATAGGTTTCATCTTCAGAAAAAATATTAGTGTGAAATACCCAGCCATTACTATCAAAATCATATATCCAGCCTTGGTTAGAATTGGTAGTAGAGTCATTAGGGCTTCTTAACAGAATTAAAGAATTACTAATAGCATCGTATCCAATCATAACGTCTTTAACATTTCCACTACCTCTATACCAAGATTGCCAATCCACATTGGTTGAGGTGTAAGAAGCACTGCTAGTCGCTATTTTCTTTTCAATTAAGTTTGTAGCCCTATTACCATCATAAATATAACAACCATCATCAGACACCCAAGCTATACCGTACTTAGTTTTTGTAACGCTAAAACTAAAATTCACACCTGCATATTTAATAGTGTCCTCTAAATACCAACCTGCTGGACTAGGACTCGCAATATTAATTACATGAACTAAATTATTTTTAAAAGCCAGTAGTCTATCAGCATAAGACTCTAACGCTGTATACTCTCCATAGTCACCCTTAGACACGTCAATAAAGTTATGCTCTAAGAATGTATCAAATTTATTAATCTCACTATACATCAACCTATCGCCATGTTTTTGAAGTTCTATGTTTTTACCTTTTAACTTTACATTAGCAATAAAGGTTCTTCTATTAGCAATAACAGAAGACTTGTATATTTCATTTCGTCCACCAAAGGCATTAAAGTGAACATCAGGACTGTATCCATTGATAGTGTCATAAGTGTCTATATTAGGAGTTGTGGCATTTCCTGTTGCGGGCCCTGTTACATAATATCCTTTGCCACTTCGATAAGACCACCCAACATGATCTCCATCAAACGTCATCTTAATACCTTTCACAATATCTATATCAACCAATAAAGTTAAATCATTATCTGTATTAGCTAACCTTGTGTAAACCCTTGCCCCTACTAAACGAGCATTATAAGCTAAGTCTGCATACACAGATATTCTTAATGCCTTACCTCCAGCTGATGTATGGGTTCCAGCAGCTAAATCACTTCCACCGTCTCCATCTCCCATTTGAAATGGTAAAGATTCTTGATTGTTTTCATAAACAAAACTTTGATAAAACTCATAAGTACCCGCTTCCCAGTCTCCATCAGCAGTACCATCTGTAACTCCAACATTAAAACCCAACCCTCTTTCCAATATAGGACTATCTCCTTGTATACAAGCATGAGGGTCACTAGCAGATCCACTTGTGTGAACACCTGATCCATCTAGTATACCGCCATATCTTCTTTGGTAAGTAATAGTACCGCCTTGCCCGCCTGATCTTTTCGTGCAAAACAATACTTCTTTTGGAAAAGCACCTAATGCCTCCCCAATAGTAATAATTTCTCCATTGGAAGCCTGATCTAATCTTTCAAAAGCACTGGTGTTTTCAAAAGATAATTGATCTACTCTTCTTATGGTTAAGTTGTCTATATCGCCATGATGCCCAGAAGTACTAGATGACAGCTTAATAACTAAATAGCTTACGGTACTTGTAGCTGTATAAGGAACTATTAGTGTATTTCCAGCTGTGTCTCCGGCATGAGCAATAGCCCCACTTTGATTATCTGTATTAAAATTAGTAGCATGAGAACCTAAAGAAATGCTAATGTTTGATGTACCAGCTGCTAGTACATCAAAACTTACTTGGTAAGTGGCTTCCACAACAGTAGTTAGTCTAAGGGATACGGAACCTTGACTTGCTGCCCCATTAGTTAATACTCCAGTATCCGCACTCATATCAAACGTAGCTGAGTTTGCCGCTACAAAACCATCGGTGTCTATTAAAGTAGCACTACCATCTCCGTTATTGTCTTCAAAATCAAACAGGCTGTCATTGTCATTTAAAGCTCCAGCAAAAAATGTTTTTTTAGCAGCATTTAACATATTCGATAATTCACCTGTGTCAGCCCTAAACCTTAAAAGGCTAACTTCATCTTTCTTACCTCTTGCTACTCCTCTATTTTCACTGTAAAAATTAGTTGCTTGAGCTGGATCATGCTCATCTGCATTTAATGCGGTGTTACTCGTACCATTAACATCAGGAGAGTTAATGTAAGCATAAGTAAAAGAAGTCGCTATTTTAGGAGGGGCTAGTGTATTAGGATTCTCTTGCCAACCCGCAAAGCTCAGACCATATGTACTTGCAAATTGCGTTCTTTGTATATAGCCAAACCACTTTATAAAACTTGTGTTTTCCTCATTAATATTACAAACTCGTAAAGATTCATCTACAAAGTGATATATATACTTAGCATTATCTCCAGTCGCTGTAGGGTTAATCGCATTCTTAATCCATCCGTCTGCACTTGCTGGACTTATACCCTCATAATCAGTCGTGGCGTTATTTGACCAAACGTCAATAGCGTTATCACCACTTTCGCCTACGTCACCTAAAGCACATAATTTATCTCCCGGTGCTCGTATAACTTCTATAATGGGCTTTGTAGTACCAGCAGAATCTTCATCAGTTAAGATCTGTCCTTTTAAAGAATAATATACATCACCAGTACTTCCTAATGCTGTTCCATCGGTGTTGATTTCAGTAACTGTATAAACTCCATTATTATTTACAGTTCCAGATACTTTAATAGTATCGCCTACTTTAATTAGGTTTTGAACGGCAGAGTCGTCCGCAGTGTAAATAGTACTGTTGCCATTATCAGTACCACCTACTAACTTCATAAAGTTGTTTGAAGGAGTTGACATTATATCTTTGCTTTAACTTGGTAGGTCTGGTATATCTGCAGGAGTATCATCGCTACTGGCTACTCTATTAAAATTTATATTTCCATTGCCAGTACCAAGAGCTAAGTCTGTACCACTTTTAGTTTCTGTAATAGTTTGTTCAGAAGCTCCGCTATGATCTGATTCAAAATAAAAAAAACCATAACCACCAGATCCTAGTATGTTAGCCGTTCTACTAACAATGTACTCTGTTAAATCCGTAGTCCCATCAGAACCTTCTATTGCATCGTATAGCCCACCAGCACTTTTTATTTTACCTAATGAATCAATAGACATATCCTGTATATAAGAGTATTCATTGTCAGGTATATCCCTAGGGTCTTTACGATTATTCATACCTCCAGACCAATCTTTAATTGTCAAGAGTCTTTTAGGCATTACTTACTTCCAAATATCTTAGAGAAAAAACCTTTTTTAGATTTTTTTCCTTTAGATCCACCGATTTTTTTACCTTTCTTTTTTTTCTTTTTAACGTCTTCCATCATTGCGTATTGATCTAAGTGCTTACTACTAGAATCCATAGGCTCATTATTAAGAGAAGCCATTGTTAAGAGAGCTATTATTGAATGCATTATTTATACTCCTGTATTAATTGTTTTATTTTTACAAACATTTCATCGTCTTTTTTAGTAGGTGTTAATTTTACTATCTGGTCTATAAACCATATAATAGCACCTTTTGTACCGTGTTTTTTAAGTTTTCTTGCAAGATATTTATCTATTGCTTTTGATAACATACTCATTTTTTTTCTGTTCCTTTTACCATTTTCGTTAATCCCTGTATAACTACGTCCAAAAGAATATCGTCTTTGTCGCTTGGAGACATTTTCACTATCTTTTCTGCTACCATAAAAACTAATAATATCCATTCCCAATTCTCTGCTAACCATTCCATTTAAGACTCCTTTATTCTTTTTGCTTTTAAATATAAATAGTAAATATTAACTGCAAACATAATACACATTAATATTCCAGATATTATATCAGTATAATAAACAAACCCTAGACTTGTACTAATTCCACTAACTTTAACGCTATCCACGATTTCCCCCATTTAATCTTCCCGATATGTAACTAACTTTTTCACTTAAATCTCCTATTTCTCGAATTACATCTTCTCTGTGCCGTAGGCTAATTTCGTCTGATTTATTCCATCTTGAAATTAATTTTAATAAAATACTTTCCATATTGGCAATAGTTTCTGACTGACCTTTATTTTCTACTTCTAAATTTTTAAGAGACTCTTGTTGTGCTTCAGATTTCTTAGACATGGTTATTACTAAATACACAAACATAAAGCCTACTACTCCAATCATACCTGCTTCTGCGTATACTGCCATAAAATCCATTATTTCTTTTTCCTTTTTCTCCAGCTCAATGGATTAATGTTAAATTCTTTTTCATAAAATTTAAGTTTGTTTTCCATATCTGCTAGTTGTGTATCTTCTTCCAACTTATGTTTGTCAATGAGCAACCTAATTTCAGTATGAGCGTCCAAGACTTCTTCTTCCAAGTCTTTAATTCTGCCTTGTAAGTCATACCAAGCGTAAGACAAACTAATAACCAATACCCCAAATTGTACCAATAATTTCCAGTTAATAGTGATATAAGCATTGTCATCAATAATGCCAGTACGATAAGACTTAGCAGTTTTAAAATCTTCATTCATCTATCTCTATGTTATCTTCTTGTGCTTCATCTAAAGCATAACCCATAACAGACCAGCCTTCGCAACTAGTTAGTAACATCCCCACAAAGACAAACTTTATAGGGATATTATAACTTGTAGATTGATTACTTTTCTTCTTTTTCTTCTTCATCTTTGTCTATGCTTACCTTTAGGGCATCCAAGAAGGCTTGTTTTCCAAACCTAAGTTGTTGAAGATTGAACTCACTTGAACCTATCTTTCTATCCAAGTCAGCTACATGATTAATCATTACCTTTTGTTCATCGCTCAACTCAGACTCTTTATAAGTCTTATCAAATAATGTTACTTCTTGTTCTTTAGGCATTTCTTTTTCTTTTTTTGCCATCATTAACTCCTGTTGTTATTTAAAGTTTTTTAAAGTCTACTATAGCCTCTGCTAATCCATCACTATACTCTTTGGCTCTAGCCATATCATCATCATATCTTTTCTTTTCACGCTCTAAATCAGATAGTGAGTATTCACTCTCTTGGTCATCTAGCTTTTCTCCAGTTGCTGGATTCCAAGCCTTTTGAACCATAGCTACATAGGCTCTCTTTTCTTCTGCCTCTGCTTTTCTTACTACTACGCCATCAGAGTCTTTAACTTCTTTGACAGCTTTTTTAGTTACTATTTCCTTGTTTGCAAAGTCGGCTGTTTTACCTTTCTTTGCTTTGTATTCTGACCAGTTCATTCTGATTCTCCTATTTAAGTTTATTTATGATTCATCTGCCCATACACCGCTAATCTCAGCGATTGCCCATCCATCTGCACTCATACCAACTAGCTTAACAAAGTCTCCTTGATTTTGAGTAGCTTTAGTATTGGTAATATCCTTATCATTTGTTCCAACTGCACCAGCAATATTTGTTAAAAATTTATCTCCAGAATCAGGACTAATAGTTAATAATGCTCCTCCATCAGCCGCTATATTAACAATAATAAAAACTGCCCCAATCTGTACTGCTGGAAGTGTTATTGTCTGGGCATCTGCACTTACAGTAACATACTTACCCCTAACAATTTGATGAGTATCATAAGCCAAAGTTGAGGTGGAAACATTTACAGCAGTAAGACCATTTACTAATGCTCCAGAGTGTACTACTGCTCCACTATCTTGAGCCATATAAACATCGGTTACACTAGCATTTCCTAATGTTACTGCGTTATCTGCTTGTCCAGTTGTGTTATAGCCTATGACTGTTTGATTATTACCGGTAACTGCACTTGCATCAGTTTCAGCACCTATAAATGTATTGTGCATACCTTCATCTGCAGGTTTAGGGTCAGAAGCACTATCATCATATCCACCCGTTAAAGCATCCCCAGCTTGATAGCCAACTGCTGTATTATAAGTAGCTTTTACACCACCAGTATTTCCAGCAGACATAGCTGTTAGAGCATTGTACCCAATAGCTACATTATAAGCATTTTCAGTATGAGCATCCATGCTATAATTGCCTATTGCAACATTTCTAGTATCTAATCGGACTAAGCTTACCATAGATTGATAGCCGATAGCTATATTATTACTTGAACTTGCAATAGCAAGTCCAGCTTGATAACCAACGGCTATATTTTTAGCTCCAGTTGAGAGAGATTTTAAACTTTCTCTTCCAATTGCAACAGTATTGTCAACTCCAGTTGTTGTACTACCGCCACCCTTTAATGCTTCTAATCCTACCGCAACAACTCCAGAAACAGCTTGACTAGCTGGAACGGCAAACATAGCATCTCCACCTATTGCAACATTAAAAGTTGCAGTTGTAGCTGTGCCTAAAGCACGATGCCCTATAACTGTATTTTCATTTCCAGTAGTAATAGCTTTTAAACTATCTTTTCCTATTCCAGTGTTATTTGAATTACTTCCCCCACTTGCTCCTTTACCCGATTGATAACCTAAATAAGTGTTATTTGTTCCAGTTACATTGTGTTCTCCAGCTACAAAGCCAAAAAGAGAATTACCAGTTGCTTCATTATTAACATCTGATTGTTGATAAACACCAGCACCGTGTCCTACTGCTGTTGTTCCATCTCCTACAACTTCTGTAAATAAAGTGGTTGTACCTATTACTATGTTATACCTACCAATAGTAATGTTAGCTCCAGCCTCTGAGCCAAGAGCTACATTTGAAACTCCATCTATTAAATCTGTTAATGCTAAATTACCTATGGCTGTGTTATAACTTGCTCCATCTACAGTACCAGTTCCCATAGCGTTGTTTCCAAACACAGTATTATTATCAGAAGCATTATTAGAACTTGTATTAAAAGCAGAATAGCCAAATACTGTATTATTAGTATTAGAATCATTATTAGATAATGAAATGCGAGAGTTGGAGTCAAGTTTTGCTCTAGTTCCACCACCAATATCAAAAGCCATACTACTTGCATCATTAAATTGAATAGCAGTTGCAAGTGCATCATCCCCAATAATTAGACCAGCAGTTCCACCAGCTATATATAAATAATTATTGCTATTTAAATTAATTGTAGCTGCAGCAGAAGTGTTATTAGTACCAGTAAAGGTAAGTCTTTCATTAAATTGTACATCTCCAGCAGATGTAATAGACATTCTTGTAGCACCAGCTGTACCAATAGAAAAATAATCTGACAGACTACCATCACTATGAGTGTAATTTATAAACCCTCTGTAAGAAGCATCACCAGTTCCATCTCCAAAATGTATTTTACTTGCACTAGAAGTTCCAGCTACAAGAGTTATACCAGTATTACTTGAACTAGCAACAACTAATTGATTTGCGTGGTCGTTATAGCTTGAAGGCGTTGCAGTTCCAATTCCTACTAGCTCATTGTTAATATCGTGTACTAACGAAGTATGTCCTAATGATAAAGTTTGAGCATCTGGATCTAAAACAAAACTTGCAGTTCTACCAGCAGAGCCATCATTTAATGCTCTCATTCTAAATTCTATATTAGCGCCAGCAGTTGATTCTTCAATGTGCAGTTTAGTGCTAGGATCTACCCCTACGCCTACATGACCATTACTAGATTTAACAACAAGACTAGGGTCAACAGCAGAGAACATATTAAAATTCTCATTATCTGGATCAAAAACAAAATAAAAGTTTTTATTAGTACCACTTGCATTTTCAGCAGAGAACTTTTGAATTAAATCTGCTCCATGAGTGGTACTGGCTAAATGTAATCTTGAATCACTTGCTGGAGTAGTTCCAATTCCTACGTTACCAGTAGATGTAATTCTCATTTGCTCTGATTGAGAAGCGTCTCCATCAGTAGTATAAAATAGTAATGCTGAACCATTTTCAGATGCAGTATAAGTTGATTCAGCTAATGCTTCTATTCTAGCACCAACTTTTATGGTAGATGATGCATCTTCTGCTCCAGCAAATTCAATAACTCCTAACCTGTGACCAGCAGCCATAGCCGCTCCATCATCAGATTGCAATCTTAATAGCCCACCTTGTGTTGCACTGCTAGTTGTTGGATTATCAATAGCTACTTTATCTGTTGCTATTTGTAATGCAGATACTACATCACTATCTCCATCCGTAATTGCTACTAAAGTTGTTCCATTTAATCCACCATCTGGTAGTGCTAATAATTGCTCATAACTATCTGCGATTGTTTGTCCTGTTAATTTTGCCATAATATTATCCTTCGCCCTCTAAATTGTCTAAATCTTCCCACTTCTGGGTTTGATGTTCCCATTTTAAATGAGATGCTT